TTTGTGAAGAAAAACCTCGGACACAAGCCGACAAAAGTCAGCGAGTGCCAGAGCCAAACGGGAGAGCACACACAAAAGGAGCGCTCGCCGTCAATGAGTAACCGGCCAGATAAATCTGAAACCGTTGTGTATAAGACAAGACAACGCTCATCGGCTTAATGCCAGTGGAAACCTTGTACATATACATCCCCAATTGGGGCATATTAACTCTATTGACAGCGTTTACGCTATCTAGAATGGTAAGGTCTTAACTAATAGACCCTTACGACGCCCCAGCTGGTTTTCTGGAGGGGGAAACAACTTCACATCGATGCACACATAGCCACGGAATTCTTGTCCGGGTCAGATGTGTAACATCCAGTAACAAATTCTACAATTCAAACTAATCTAAACTAAGCGAATGTAAATGGCAACTCAAGCCAGAACGGGCTTTCCGGATAACTTGGGTTGTGTGAAGGTGTTTAGGTAGGACACTAGTTGTCACGTAACAACTCATGTCCTCTATCAATACAATTCGTAGCTGTTGCCTGACGAATTAGTATCGGGGGGGGGCCGATGTAGCCTGAAAGAGTGGCATCATCGGCTGCAGCAATACCAATATAAAAATTAGTAAGAAAAGAATCATTGTTCCTAACTTTAAGGGTTGCTGTAACTGGCTGGTCAATATTACCAGCACTAAAAGGAAGACCCAAACCAGGGTCCCAATTAGCGGCCCAATATTGGGTCGCGGGCACTTTCTTGAACTTCTGGTACGCGGGTAATTTGGCATGAACAGGTAAACCTGCATTGGCATAAATGCGCGGAATGCTAACGGCAGGGCGAAATCTAGGATCTCGCACCAGGGGTGGGCCATTAGGACCATAAGGATTAACGTTTATACGCAAGTCTACACCTGTAGACTCGGAATAAGCATGATAAATGGTACCGCCAGTTGCGAAAGTGTAACAACTTGCGGCTTGGTTTTGAACTGACAGAGCATTGAAATAACGCTCTGCATCAGAGAATGGGTTTGCCACAGTCATCAAAGGACCATAGTTCCATTGAGGTAATGGCAAAAGCAAAGATGTGTTGGAAGCTACAAACTCTGCCATCATGTACGGAATCTGTATCAACTCCTTAATTGAGGAGTACTTCTCACCAGAAGTATGTTGTGTAACATCATCAACTAACAAATCTGCCAAACCTGACTGCAGAGTCACAATATTATTTGGTGCTGTGGTATTTATAGGTGCTAATCCGCTACCTGTGTAAGCGGCAACATCATAATCCTTACCAGCAGCAATCTCAATCAAAAAGTTGACCTGACCAGCAGTTTCTCCTGAAGCTATAAGCGGGTCTATGACAGCCATTGTGACTCCACCAGAACGTGAATTCAAGTTAAGCCATGGCCTGGCACAAACGAAGGGAATTTCAAACTCAAACACACTATCCTGCTTCAAATCAATGATCATAGAATATTGTGAGGGCTGTGGTAGAGTGGTGTTGACTTCAATACTGGGCACATTGTTGTCTAAAGTTCCACCCTCAGGTAATTCATTAACTGAAGGTACAAAAGACAACATTAAGCGTCCAGCATGGAAGCGAGTTTTGGAAAAGGATATTCTATAAACTACGCTACCACGCCAAAATCTAAACATAGAGGTCCAATACAGTAACGAACTAGGTATCAAGGCATTGCCAACATTGGAAAATTGGAACATCCCAGTGTTGCCGGTGGTCGTTCCGGCAGCTCTAGAAGAACCATCTTTAAACCACCAATTAAAGGGTGAGACACTAGCAGCATAAAATACAGTGCCAATAGGGTCAGTCGTCAAAAGACGCCCGGCGTATATCTGCGAAAAGTGCCCCAAAGCAAAAGGTAACGACATCTCATCCAGGTCAGAAATCGTTGCGTCACCGCCCGCAGCAACACAGTTGCTTTGGTACGGGGACAAAACGAAGGCAGTATTGGGGGTCTCAACATGGTGATCCCCTACATAATTCTGTCTAAGGTGGAGCATAGACGGCTTCTCAACAATAGGCTTTGAGAATCCAAAGCTCTCGGCTGTATGTGCCAGTTTCCTGGCAAACCAACCTACTAACGTAGATCCTCGTGAGATTATAGGAATGCCAAGCTTACCACCAATTGAAGTCACATCCTCGCTAATGGATGCTAAGGTCTTTAGAGGCTTACTAACAAGGCCCTTGTAAGGACTCTTTTCCGTATCCATAATAGCCTCAATATTACTCTGTGTTACAACTGAAGTCTGGACCAATGGTGTGGCCCCAAAGAAAGAAAAGTCATGTAAACTTACATATACTCTAATAGTAGGAGGCGTGCTTCCTGCCAATGTAACATAAGGTAAAATCTGAGTCAAAGCAAAAGTCCCATAGAAATCTAAAACGGAGTCAGCAACAACACCGGCACCATTTTGATACTCGAAATAGTCCCTCTTCGAAATGTAAGGCACAACTAACTCAACCATTGTACCGGTTTCCGGATTTAATCTAACGTGTGGAAGATTAGTAACAGCAGCCGGGTAACGGTGTCTACTAATTTGTGCGCCAGCAACAGTTGCAGTGCCATACTGAAAAGAGGCACAAACCAACGATTGCTGAAAAGGTGTAGCAGCCATCGTAATAGTGTATTTAATTGTACACCTATAGCCGTAAGCACCAATAAGTCGATTGACTGCTGCCGCTGGAAAGTAATTCCTAACTGGGTCGCTAACATCATGCACGACAATGTTGGCACGTGCAGCATTGACTGTAGTGGATTGGTAGAGGCGAGGCCTCTCAAAGTACTTAGCTATAGATTGGTAATCTTGCTCTACAGGTGAGTATAATAAGTCAGGTCGTGCTTTGTAAACATCAACTTGCTTCTTATTCTCATCTGTGAACTCGGCAACTCCAAACTTGTGGTCGCCACCAGTTACAGCTATATCATTAATCTCTTCTGCGTCACAACAAGGCGACGTAACTATATGTGTATTGACTTGAGCGAGTTCTATTAATGTCAGGGTCGAACTCAACAACCTGACATGGAAAGGCTTCTCTGTAACATACTGAGTAGTAACCTAAAGAGGGATGGGTGTAAGGTGTCCTGACCATGTGAAATGTCTCCCCTCCAAGGATTTCCATTCCAACATGCGTATATAACCTAGTGCCAAAAGTCTGTGCGTGATGAAACATCCAATCTCCACGACGCGCGCTCCATATAGAGTGGTTCAGAGCCACACCAACGGATTGCGTCCATGAGCTTAGGGGCCCACTCGTCCCAGACTTCGGGACCATGCAAGGAAAGCTCACCAAGCGAGCCCTGCATCTTAGTCGCGAGCTCGATCTTCTGGTCTCTGTTGTTCTTGTAGTAGTACCCTACATACAAGAGAGACTTTAAGTCGAGTGGAGCATCCCAGCCACCAAATGTTTGACCATCTGATCGTCGGAATGCTCTCTTCAAGAAAGTACATTCTTCTAGAGGTTTGTATGGTACTAAAGTACCATCCTTAGCTCCAGAAGTATACGTCATGTGAAACACGTCTGCCATATGCTTTGCGACAGTAACCTGATTGAACTCCTCGCACACAAGGTCCGAGATTCCCAATATGTTGTCGTCACCAAGCACATTGCAGCCAACCTGATCCCAAAAATCTCTACGGCCAGTCGTCAGTATGTAGCAAGCTGTCAAAAGCGTTGCGGAATACAACGAGTTGGCAATAGTTGTGAAGGGATGGCCACTAGGCAAAGACTTGTTCCACTGAATGACAACATTGCCATTTCCACCAACAATGTGGCGAGAATGCACTAGGTCTAACCATAGTACGTGGCGAATGCGAGCATTCTCCTCACCGTCATCATACCACTTGTTAATGTGGTCCAAGACAGCCCAATGTATGGGCGGTTGTTCGCTTGCATCATACCTCTTAAAGTCTCCGTCGAAGAACTTCTTTCTGTCTCTACCAGCTAGCACATTCTTGAGCTCCCACCAATCACGATAGGGGTTGGAACCGGCGCTAATGCCATTCTGCGTGTGCGAACGGAACAAAGCTGCCTGGTAAGCCCCAAAGTATTGGCGGAAGAGAATCACGTAATCAACTGGAGACCCCATAATCAAACGAGTCTCCACGTTGTCCAATTTTTCCTTACTACGGAGTTCATCTTTGAGAAAGACTGTGCACAAATGGGTGTGTCGCACACCCTTGCGCGCTTCTGCCTCAAGAAACTGGACTCTCGCAATAAGTTCCTTAGCTGGTTTGCTGTCAAAAGTCATCTCACCATCGAACCCGAAGAGTTCTTTCTTCCCATGAGTGAGTGAAAGGGTAAAGGGATAGCCTGCAGAAGTCGACCTATTGATAGGTTTAATCTTCAGGCCCTCAATACCTCGTACTGCTTCCTCGAAGGTCCAAATACCACGAGGTTCACTGGCAGTGGCCTCTCTCAATTTTTGCGTGTATATGTCAAGCGAAATTGAGATGAGTTCCTTCGGGAGGTCGTAGTGAACCTCCGTCGAGTACTGCTCAAGTCCACGTACCATGGGGAAAACTAGTTCTCCATTCTTGTCGTATGTAGGTCTGAGATGTGCTGGGCCCTTTTCAAAAGGTCCCAAAGCAGCTTCTTGGCCCAACTCGGAGAGCTTGAGCTTAGACTTGACCGGCATATTCACTCCCTTCTCAAGCTTAAATAAAGCCTGGAAAGAGCCCTTGAGCCAGCCTTGCTCACGCAAGTCGTCAAATTCCTCCGTTGTGAACTCAGCAATGTCAATACCATTCTGCTCACAGCTGGCTTGGGGGTCGTCCACAATGGCTTTGAAATGCTTAAGAGCATCTATAGCCGTCTCTTTGCAAACTGCTGCCCCATAGCCATACCTTCTCGCATTCTTCGAAACAGTACCTGCAAAGTGTATGCCCATAAGGACACGTCCTTTGTAGTACGTTGGGTCGGAGGCCATCACGGGGGCGCCGCAATGGCCTTTCTCGCTAGGCATCTCATATCTTAACACGTCAAGGCGTGTCGCGCCATTGTCGACTGTGAGTTCCGGTACGTCGTCAACTGACGGGCACCTAAAAACTTCCAGGGAGGGCTGTAGAACACCACCGACGTCAGCTAAGCGACAAACGTTAACTTGCACTGGTATCTTATTCGCAACGGCCTGTAGGATGTCATCGCACTCCATCATGTGATTTACCAAGGATCTGTGGGCACGGACAGTGCGCCCAAAATCCACAAACATGAGATCATCATAAGAACCTCCTGAAATGTAGTTCAAAGCCAGAAAGTCAGGAATAGACATGTTGAAGCGGAAATTAGACCCAGCATTCACGAACATCAGCTCACCACGAATAGCCGTTGGCAAGCGCATTAAGTCGCGCCGGAAGTGTTCGGGCATCATAGCAATAGATCCTTCGACCATAACGACTTGTCCAATCATAACTGGTGCAACACCGTCTGTCATCAAAACCATCTTGTACGTGTTATTGTACACGATGTCATGTTTAACTCTAGATTGTGTTCCGTCAAAGCCCGACTCCTCACTAGCCTCTTCCGTGCTAACAGTAGGCTCTGTTGTGGCGCCAGGCACAAGCTTGCGTTCGCGGAAACGCTTAGCCTTGTTACGAGGCTTAGCTTCTTTGACATTGCTCTGTTCTTCCAAAACAACTTCCTTGCCAAACATAGATGCGATAAAACTTATCGCACCCTTAATAAGGCCAGTTATCAACGACATACTCTTATAGAGTATGTAGAAAATCCAAATGGTTGAAGCGGTAGTGAGGAGGGTATCTGTCATCAAAAGACTGCAAACAGCGAAATTCGATTTCTTAAACGCATTCCAGAAACATGTCCAAATGGTTGAAAAATAACTTCTGTAAGTGCTCATGGCATCAAATTCCGACCTAATAAACACATAGTCGTCTCTAGCTTGCGCTGCTTGCGCCATAGCCTCAACACTGCCACCCTTGTCAGGGTGGTTCTCTCTCGCGAACTTCTTGAAATCCTTAGGTGAATTGGGATCAAACCCCATATTCACGCAAACCTCTTCATTAGCAACGACACACTGATGCGCCTTCCTATAAGTGCTCTGAGTACACTTTAGGTGCTCATGGCGAAAGGCTGAAAACAAGCCTTGTTCCTCGACAATCTCTCTGTCATCCAATTCTTCAAACATGGCAGTTTCCAACAGGTTGTTAAACCTATGGAGTCTGTCAGTTGCGGCATTG